TGCGGTCAAAGAGCATGTCGAAAACAAGGCATTCAACGAGATTTTAACTAATCCCGATGTTCTGTCTGATTACACTCTGCAGTTCTTCGGACCCGAAGGTCCTTACCCTGTTTATGAGTCCGAGCAACAGCTTGAAACTACCGGGTATCCGACTGCACCTACTTCATTCGGTGGCGCAGCTATGCCTGCTCCCCCCGCGCAGTCCAGCCCCCAAAATACTCGGGAGTTTTGGAATGTTTTCGATCAGCAGATGATCAACGATCCGCAAAATGCTTGGCGTATTTTGAACCAAGCAAATCCAGGCACTATGGCTAACAAGCTGTTTGTGATGGAATGATATATACCGAGGGGGATTATTCCCCCTCCTGGTATATAAAATTACTAGATGCTAGTATTTTCATAGATAAGCCGTTTGGCTTTATCTTTCACCCGATTCACCTTGACACTGGAGGATAAACCAAAGTGTTCATTGATAGCTAGTTCAGATCCTGGTAGGTATTTCCTTTCAGCATTTGGTAAATAGCTCCGTGATTACAGTTAAACTTTTCAGCAATCTTTCTATAAGAAAGACCCGCTTCTTTTAAAGCTTTAATCTGAATCACATCTTCGGTTGAAAACTTCCTAAGTGATTTTTTCGCCTTCCCTTTACTTGCAAAGCCTTTGTGAGTTTGATCATTCTCGATCCAAGTTCTTGTTAGGTTTTCTTGTTTAGTAACAATCTCTAAGTTGTTCAGATTGTTATTTCTTTTATTGTTATCTATGTGATTAACTTGTAAAGAAAAATTGTGTGTACCATGAGAACGCAAGTCTAAACCCAAGAAAGCAACAGCCATTAAGACGTGTAAATTAAATCTTTTCCTTTTACCGTCAACAAGAACCGAAATTCGATCATATTTACTGGTGGATTGTACGGGAAGTTCTTGAAAATATTCTTGATCATCTTGATCCAAGTGTTTTTCAAAAGCTTTTCCAGCCTCAGTCAAGTAAAGATTACCAAATCCCGAAACTAATTTTGGATTCACTTTGTTTATAAACAAGTTTCCAAATTTTACCTCACCTGAACTTCTCAAGCGTTGTCACCTTAGCGAGCAATCGTTAAGTGAAAACTGGATGAATTCAGGGAAGCCCTAACGTAAAGCCGAGGGTAATCCTGAGCGAAGCCAATCAAGCCCGTGATTGGAACGTGCAGAGGCCACTGGGGGTTACACGATCTTGTAACGTAATACCAGATACAGCGTCCGGCATCCCACTGGGATGAAGAGATGGTCCACCCCTCTAAGAAATTGGAGACCAGGAGAACGATTTTCCAAAACTGCTAGGTGCAGAGCTTTATCGCCCTCACCCCGCTTACATTTGCGAGATGGCTGCTGAGCCTGTGGTCGTCCATGACTTCACTCGCCAACCCGGTCAAACCGTTCAGTTAGACCGCTATAAGTTCTGGGGAACCCCTGGAACCAAGGAGAGCCGTGAGCGCGTCTCCGATCAGACCATTGGTACCGCCAACAGCCGCAACATCACCAAGGAGAAGGTGCTTGTTGTGCTGAAGGAGTACACTGGCCCTGCAGATCCTGGCGATCCTACCCAGCCTTCTACTTTTAAAATTGCCCGGGAGACCCTGGTGACTGCACAGCGTCTGCTGTTAGACACCGGCAACCTGAACATGTTCCACCAGAGCATCGGTTCTCTGACTCTGCTGGACGACTATCGTCGTTGGCGCGACCGCGTCTTCATTGACGAAATGGCCAAAGCTGAAGCCAATGGCGCAGCTTCTGATGACATCGGTGGTTACTACTTTGCAGGCAGCAAAGAAAAGGATTCCACTGGCCGCATCTCCTACACCACTGCTGAGTATGGTGCTCAAGTTCAGCAGTTCTCCGTGCGTACTGACCTGCTGACTGTTGTCAAGCAGATGCGTAAGCGCAACGTTCCGACCTTCGCTGATGGTCTGTATCGTTGTATTTGCGATCCTACCTTCATGATGCACCTGCGTCGTGATGAGGACTTCCGCGAGATCGCACGTTACTCCGGTAATCCTGGACAAGGCATGTACATGGGTAATCCCATGATGCCTAACAACTCCAGCTTCTACATGGGTCCTCAGGCTGGCCAAGCCTACTTCCTGGCCGGTGAGCCCGTGATGCCGACTGGTGTTCAGTTCGAAGGCGTTAAGTTCTACGAGTCAACGAACTTCCCCAACAAGAACGTAACTACTTCTTTCGACGGTGGTAGCACATATGCTTCCAAGGAAGTTGCTCAGGGTTACTTCTTCGGTCCTCAGTCCATTGGTGTTGGCATCGGCGGTCCTAACGCTCAGGTGCTCATCAATAACAACGATGACTTCAGCCGCTTCATCATCCTGATCTGGCAACTGTATGCAGGCTTCGAAATTCTGAATAAGGATTTCATCACCACCGCATTCAGCTTCGTGCAAGACGACGGCACACTTTGAGCCTAATTAAGTAAAAAGAAAACCTCAATAGGAGAGATAAATGACTTACTTGTCCGCTAAGAAAATCTATCCAGGTAACTGGACAGAGGCCTTAAACGGTTGGTACAAAAATATTGATTCCAACCAAGACGGTACCAACAATGCTTCCAAGGCTGGCCCCACTTCTGTGCTGGCCGTCCCTGGTTACCGCTACTTCCAACAGCGTGGTTATGTGAAAGTCACCGCAACTTCCGGTGCTGGCGCAGTTGCCTCTGCTGACGTGATCGTTCCTTCCCCCTATCGGCAAGACGACACCCGTACCGACATCACCGGAATGGTGATCTCCGGTTCTACTGACCTGCCTGCATACGGCTATCGCGCCACTGTTGCCATCGCCTCTGGCTGGGGTGACAACCGCGTTGCCTCTGGTGTGTACGCAGCTACTGGAAACGTGATCTCTTTCGGTCGCGATAACGCTGGCTCACCTGTCGCCGCTTCAGGCGTTGGCGAAGGCTTGATCCAGGCCAACCTTTCCTCCACCACTTCCGGTGGTCAGGCTGGCGAAATCTTCTTTGCCGGTGGCTCTTCTGCTACCAGCACAACTCCTTTCCTGACGGCTACCGGCGCTGCTGGTGTTACCGCAGGTAAGGTTTACCGCGAGAACACCGCTGCTACGACCTTTAAGGTCTACGCAAAGGCCTCTGGTAACGCTACTGCTACCTCTGGCGGTTTCTACATCTCCTCTGGAGATGCCACCGCTGGAACCTTTGGCTACATTGTTGTTGAGCTTTGCTACATCCAACCTGATGTTGCATCTGATTACAACGACATTGAAGCTTATCTTCCTAACAAAATTGTTAGCAGCGGCAGCTGAATAGGTTAAAATAAGACCAGTAAAATTTTACTGGTCTTATGTTATACCGTCACAAAAAAACGGGGGCCACTCTTAAAGTAATTACGGAGTGGGACAATGGCGATTGGAGGATGGTACAAGACTCCGAAGGTCGCCTTTTCACTGTTTGGCGTGAAGAGATTGAAGAAGATTCATCAGCTACCAAGAAGGTAAAGTCTTTACAAGTTAAAGATCGTGCCAACAAGGAAACGCCTAGGGACTTCCCACCTGATACAAGACTGAACATCAATAACGCCTCTGCTCAAATGATCGCGGATCATATCAAAGGCGTCGGCATTAAAACAGCCAAGAAGATCAAGGACCTTCAGATGTCTCTTTCGGGTGAAAGATTCTCTAACCTTGATCAATTAAAGACTGTTAAGACAGTAGATTGGGAAGCGGTAATGGCTGCTGATTTAATCCGCATCTAACGTAAGCCCTCTTCAAAGAGGGCTTATTTTATTTTTAAGGTTTAACCTAATATAATAAGAAGATAAGAGGTCGGCCAGTGCAGTTATCTACTTTTGATAAAAGTCGAGTACGTTATCATTTAGGATACTTCACTGTGTCTGTGCCAGCAGGTGATTACGCTCGCCTGGAAGAGTCAATGAATACTATTCCTGACTCATTCTTTTATCGCAAGATTATTTATCACTTAGGTCGTTGCGATACAGCTGAGCGTAAAACTGAAGTTGCAACCTCTCCATCGACACGTATTGAAAAGATCGAGGGTGATGTTGATCGTACCATTTCATCTAGCAATGCTCGGGAAGCATTAAAAGTATGGGATGAGATTTATCTGTATGAGACCAATGCCTTAGCCGCAATCTTATACGTTCCTAATTACAAGGATCCCTTCCAAGCACGTTATCGCTATGAGCGTTCAGGTGCTGAATTTATCCAAGCGCTTCCTGGTCCTGCAGATAACGCTGTAGGTTCAAATGTTTACCTAAATGCTAACTACCGCTAGCCATGATAAATAAAATTCTGACACGAGTCTTAAACCAAGCTTTTCGTCAATCCCCCAAAGCTGCTAAAGCTACTGGAAGGGTAAGAGTTCCGCCAAGGAGTGCAGGCATTGGAGGCCGCATGGGGCCTGGAGGCGGAGGCTTAGAGACCGGTGTTGTTGCAAGACCTATTACTCGACCTTCTAGTGTTAATGTAAGGCCGAATAATACACCTTACACTGGAACTCTTCAACCAAATACTGCACCCTCCTATGTACGTTCACAGGGGGGACAAGGCTTTTCTGTGTCTCCTACAGGGGCTGCACTAGGAGCAGGAGCATTGACTGGTGTTGGACTCGCGGCCAGTGAAATGGGTGGCGGACGTGGAATTACCGGTCAAATTGAAGGAGCATTAAATAATGTTGGACCTGCAATTGACTCTTTCGTAAGTAATTTAAATTTTCCTGGACAAAGAGCCGTAGAAGAATTTGGAAGAGGACAAGAACAAAGAGGCCTTGGTGGACTTCTAGATTTTTCTACAGGAGGTTTGCCTATGATTTATAATACAGTAGCTGGTTTTACTGGTTTACCTACAATTGGTCAAACTCTTGATAGGGCAACTGATGCAACTGCCAAGCCAAATCT